CTTTGGCCGACGGGTGCGTAACCTGATTGACGACGATGAGTACAAAGCCCTTTTTCCCCAAACCCAAGTGGCAGATGATCAGAAAGCGGCTGGCAAGTGGTCGACCAGTGCTGGTGGCCAGTATTACGCGGCTGGTGTGGGCGGTGCTCTGGCTGGCCGGGGTGCTGACCTCTTTGTCATTGATGACCCCCACTCCGAACAAGATGTAAAGGCCAACTCTCGTCTGGCGTTCGACACTGCTTGGAGTTGGTTCCAGACAGGCCCGTTGCAACGTCTGATGCCGGGCGGGGCGATCATTATCATCATGACCCGGTGGGGGAAGTTGGACTTGACTGGGCGATTGCTGGACTACCAGACCAAGAACCCCGACGCCGACCCGTGGGAGGTGGTGGAGTTGCCCGCCATTCTGAACGAAGGCACCGATAACGAGAAAAGCCTTTGGCCAGAGCAGTGGCCGCTTGAAGCCCTGAAACAAAAGAAGGCGGCGATTGACCCCCAGTACTGGAACGCCCAGTACATGCAAAACCCAGTCTCCAACAACGCCGCAATCGTCTCCCGTAACGCTTGGCGCATCTGGCCCGGGGACGAACCTCCCACCTGCGAGTACATCATCCAGTCATGGGATACGGCCTTCGAGGCCAAGACCACCGCCGACTATAGTGCGTGCACCACATGGGGCGTCTTCTACAACGAGGAAGAAAACGACAAGGCGCAGGTGATTCTCCTCGATGCGTTCAAAGACCGCATGGCGTTCCCGGAACTCAAGGCGGTGGCCTTGAAGCACTACAAAGAGTGGCAACCCGATGCGTTCATCGTGGAAAAGAAAGCCGCTGGTGCGCCGCTGATTCAAGAGTTGCGCAACATGGGCATCCCGGTTCAGGAAACAAACCCTAGCCGTGGGAACGACAAGATAGTAAGATTGAACGCGGTGGCCGACCTTTTTGCCTCTGGCATGGTCTGGGCACCTGACACCCGCTGGGCGCGGGAGGTGATCGAGGAAGTGGCGTCTTTCCCCAACGGCGAGAACGATGACTTCGTGGATACGACATCTCAGGCGCTGATGCGGTTTCGGCAGGGCGGTTTTATTAGGCTTGATTCAGATGAGCCTGAAGAACCGAGGTTCTTCCGACGCAAAACCCACGCATACTATTAAGGACAGAAAATGGCCACGAACATCGACAAGGGTCTCTACACCGCGCCCGCAGGCATCGAGAACCTCGCACAAGACGAGGAGCCGATCGAGATTGAGATCGTCGACCCCGAGCAGGTGAACATTGAGATGGGGGGCTTGGAACTCTCCATCACGCCCGGTGAAGACGAAGAGGGGTTCGATCGCAACTTGGCCGAGGACATGGACGAGGGGGAGTTGACGACCCTTGCTGGTGAGTTGGCGCAAGACATCGAGACCGATCTGGGGTCACGCACCGAGTGGGAGAAGGCATATGTGCAGGGCTTGAAACTGTTGGGCCTTCAGTACGAGGAGCGCACTGAGCCGTGGGACGGCGCGTGTGGCGTGTTCCACCCCATGATCACGGAAGCCGTGGTGCGCTTCCAGTCAGAGTCCATCACCGAGACCTTCCCCGCCCAAGGGCCTGTGAAGACAAAAATCTTGGGCAAGCAAACGCCTGAGAAAGAAGAAGCGGCCACCCGGGTGCAAGACGACATGAACTACGAGTTGACCGAGGTCATGCGGGAGTTCCGCCCCGAGCACGAGCGCATGTTGTGGAGTCTCCCCGCCACGGGTTCGGCGTTCAAGAAGGTCTATTACGATCCCAACCTTGGCCGTCAGGTCTCCATGTTCATCCCGGCAGAAGACATCATTCTCCCGTACGGCGCCACAGACCTTGACACTTGCTACCGTGTGACGCACGTGTTGCGCAAAACCAAGAGCGAGATCGTCAAACTTCAGCAAGCAGGGTTCTACCGCGACATCACGCTACCCGACCCCGACCGTTCCAAGACCGACATCCAGCAGGCCAAGGACAAAGAGACGGGCTTTTCAGCCAATGATGACGATCGCTACACCCTGTACGAGAGCCATGTTGACTTGATCGTCAAGAGCGACGAATATACGGAGACGGGCGAGGACGGCGAGCCGCTGGGCATCACTTTGCCGTACGTGATGACGATACTGAAAGGGAGCAACGATGTCTTGTCCATTCGGCGCAATTGGAAAGAAGACGACACCCTCCACCTCAAGCGACAGCACTTCGTCCACTACCAGTACATCCCCGGCTTCGGAGCCTATGGCTTCGGACTCTTCCACCTCATCGGTGGATACGCCAAGAGCGCCACGAGCATTATGCGTCAACTGGTGGACGCAGGAACTCTATCTAACCTCCCCGGAGGTCTTAAATCGCGTGGCCTTCGGATTAAGGGTGATGACACTCCGATTGCCCCGGGAGAATTCCGAGATGTAGACATCGGCTCGGGCGCGTTGCGCGACAACATTTTGCCCCTGCCGTACAAAGAGCCCAGCCAAGTGCTGGCGCAGTTGATGAACCAGATCGTGGAGGAGGGCCGCAGGTTTGCCGCAACGGCTGACATGAAGGTCAGCGACATGTCTGCACAGGCACCGGTGGGCACCACGCTGGCTCTCTTGGAGCGCCAACTCAAAGTCATGACGGCGGTCTCCGCCCGTCTGCACTTCTCGTTCAAACAAGAACTCAAACTCTTGGCCGGGTTGATCCGTGACTACACGGACGACGACTACGACTACGACCCCATCGACGCGCCTCGCAAAGCCAAGAAGGCCGACTACAGCCACGTTGAGATCATTCCCGTGAGCGACCCCAACGCGGCCACCATGAGCCAGCGTGTGGTGCAGTACCAAGCCGTGATCCAGATGGCTCAGATGGCGCCAGACATCTACGACTTGCCCAAACTGCACAGGGGCATGCTTGAGGTCTTGGGCATCAAGAACGCCGCCGAGTTGGTGCCCTTGCCCGAGGATCAGAAACCCCGCGATCCGGTCTCCGAGAACATGGCTGTGCTCAAGGGCGAGCCGGTCAAAGCGTTCATGTACCAAGATCACGAGGCACACATTCGCGTGCACATGTCGGCGGTTCAGGACCCCCTGATTGCACAGTTGATCGGCCAGAACCCACGTGCACCCAAGATTCAAGCGGCCATGATGGCCCACATCGCAGAGCACGTTGGGTTCGCTTACCGTCAGAAGATCGAGCAACAACTGGGCATGCCCCTGCCGCCTGAGGACGAGAAATTGCCGCCTCAGATAGAACTCCAACTCTCGGCCATGATGGCGCAAGCGGCCAACCAAGTGTTGATGCAGAGTCAATCACAAGCCGCCCAGCAACAGGCCCAGCAACAAGCCCAAGACCCGGTCTTGCAGATGCAACAGCAAGAGTTGGCCATCCGTCAGCAAGAGGCTCAGACCAAGGCGATGAAGGCGCAAGCCGACATCCAGTTGGCCCAGCAGAAGTTGAAGCAAGATGCCGCCACCGACTTAGCCAAACTGGAGGCTGAGAAACAACGCACCGCCGCAACCATTCTTGCGGACCAGCGCAAAGCGGACAAGGCACGAGACCTTGACGCGCTCAAAACCGTTGCGCAAATGCGCAACAAAACCAAGGAGAAGCCAACTAAATGATCCAAGAATTCGCACGCGTACTGCGCGAGAAGATACGCACCGACATGAACAACTACGCCGATGATCTGGCGGGTGGCCAATGTCGCACATTTGACGAATACCAAAAACTCTGCGGTGTCATTCAAGGTCTAGCCATCGCAGAGCGTCACCTCCTTGACCTTGCCGAGAAAGTAGAGAAATCAGATGAGTGAGATCATTCTGCCCCCGGGCATCAGCCTGCCACCCACGATCCATCCCAAAGACGAGCCGGAACAGACCGCAACGCCTGAAGAAAAGGCGACGAGTCTGCCCGATCCGACCGGTTGGAAACTGCTCTGCGTTGTCCCCGATGTTTCCGAGAAACTCGATGGCACCGAACTGGACTTGGTCAAGCCAACGTCCTTCATGAAACAGGAAGAACACGCGACCACCGTGCTGTTCGTCTTGAAAGTCGGCCCCGATGCCTACAAGGATCAAGCGAAGTTCCCCAACGGCGCTTGGTGCAAAGAGGGCGACTTTGTCTTGGTGCGCACCTACTCTGGTACGCGATTCAAGATTTTTGGCAAGGAGTTCCGTCTGATCAACGACGATCAGGTGGACGCAGTCGTGCAAGACCCGCGTGGCATCACACGCGCTTGAAAGGAGCAACCATGGCAGAGTTTAAATTCCCCGACGAAATTGATGGGGCAGAAGACAAGAACCAAGATCAGGACGTCGAGATCAAGGTGCAAAGCGAAGGCGACGATCTTGAGATCGAGATCGTTGACGACACCCCTGAGCGAGACAAAGGCCGCAAGCCTCTCGATCGTGAGGTCAGTGATCCGACCGACGAAGAACTGGACACCTACACCGAGGGCGTCAAGAAACGCCTGAAAGAACTCACCCACGCTCGGCACGATGAGCGCCGCGCCAAAGAGGCCCTTGCCCGGGAGAAAGCCGAGCAAGAACGCCTGTTGTTGGCCATGCTGGAGGAGAACAAACGGCTCAAACAATACGTGCAGACGGGCACCGAGCAGTACAAGACCATGGCGAACCAAGCCGCCGAGGCCAAACTGGAGAAAGCCCGCCGTGATTTGAAAGCCGCGCAAGAGGCTTACGACACGGATGCCATCATCGCCGCCCAAGAAGCGTTGGCTGAAGCCACTTGGGAAGTAAAAAATGCGAAAAATTTTGCACCACCCCCTTTACAAGAGCGTGAAGAAGAGGTACAAACTCGCTATCAAGAGCCTCAACAGGCCCGTCCGGACGAAAAAACACTGCGCTGGCAGGCAAGAAACCAGTGGTTCGGGGCTTCGGGGTTCGAAGAAGTCACCAGTTTTGCGCTAGGACTGCATCAAAAACTAGTCGCCAACGGGGTTGATCCCCGCTCTGATGAATATTTCGAGCAGATTGACGCTCGCGTGAAGTCCAAGTTCCCCGAAGTTTTCGGTGGCGCTGAGGACGACAAGCCACGGTCTCAAGGGACTCCGGCTAGAAAACCAGCATCCGTTGTGGCTCCGGCCAGTCGATCGACTGGCAAGAGGAAGGTTGAACTGACACCGTCTCAAGCGGCGTTAATAAAAAAGTACAACCTTGATCCGCAAATGTATGTGAAGGAAATTTTGAAACTGGAGGCCCAAAATGGTTGAAACCCAAGATCGTACCCCCCGTGATTTGAAGTCACGCGAAAAATCCGCTCGTGCAGTCTATGTGCCGCCGAGCAACCTGCCTGATCCGACACCTGAACCGGGATGGGTCTACCACTGGGTAGCCACTCACATTCTGGGACAGGCCGACCCGACCAACGTGTCTCGCAAGATGCGCGAAGGCTGGGAGCCGGTGAAGGCAGAAGACCATCCGGAACTGATGCTGTTGGGTAATGACAAGACCGGCAACGTGGAAATCGGCGGCCTCATGCTCTGCAAGATGCCTGTTGAGAAATACCGCGCTCGTCAAGATTATTACAACAACCAAGCGCAGGGACAGATGGACTCAGTGGACAACCACTTTCTGCGAAACAATGACCCGCGCATGCCGCTGTTCTCGGACAAGAAATCGTCCACGACGCGCGGCGGGGGCTTTGGTTCAGGTTCAAAGTAAACAAGGAGTAATCCATGGCATATCCCACCGTCGATAAGACGTACGGATTCAAGCCCATCAATCGTCTTGATGGTCTGCCGTACGCAGGTCAGACTCGTCTGATCCCCATCGCGGCCGCTTACGCGACCGCCATCCTGAATGGTGACACCGTCGCCATTGACACCACGGGTT